AGCGTGAATCGTCTGCTTTGGGTCTGAGATGAGCTAGCCATGGTGTTTCAATGATTAGTTTTTGTAGGAAGATTGACATGTTATCAGCCCGTTCCTTAGAGGCTGATATTATCATTATTTTCTTTTCAGAATCTTTAAAGAGAGTCCAGAGGACGAAGGCTCCTGTGATCCAACTTTTTCCAACTCCACGGAAAGCTTGAATCTGGAGACGTTTAGGTCCATTCTGAAGATAGTCTGCGATTGAGTATTGGGCACGAGTTGGAGAAGGTAAGTCAAGTTGTTCCCACAGAGCTTGTAGGAACAGCTTAAAGTCGTCTTGTAAGGCGGTTAGGACATTATTCATTTATCTACTTATATCGCCTTTCATAAATTTTTCGTATGATTCATCTTCTACACGTGCTTCTGCTTGATTTTCAGGACTTCTGCCAACACCTTTGCCGGGTCTATCTCTTGCTATACCTTTATGTATATCAGATTGAACATCTGATTTTATTTGTTCAGATGTTCTGGCTTTTATTTCAGCCATAAACTCTTCAGCTGCGGATCTAGCTTCTATTACTTTTGCTTCTTGTTCAAGAGTAGCAGGTGTAGCTTCTTTTCCTTTTTTTCTAAGGATTGCAAGTAATTCTTCACCATTTTTCTTCTTTGGAGGTTTTAATCCCAGATTCTCAAAATCTTGACGTACCATTGGAGTTAAATCTAATTTCAATCTATCTTTTCTACGATATAATAAAATAACTTGTTTTCGATCTTCTATAGGCATGGCATTATAAGCTCTTTGAGATAAATCTAATTCTCTTCTCATAGGTTCTGCAACTGTGTCCATAGATTTCATAAAATCTGAAGTCAAATCATTTATATCTTCAATTTTTGCTATAGCTTCAGTTGTTTTAGTTAACTTATCTCCTGTTGGTTGGATTGCCATCTGTATTGCTCTTTGATGACCTAAACTATGAGAAACTCTATTATAACCTTTAACTCCATAATCACCCATACCAAAACCTCTATCTTTAGCTAAGGATTGAAAGTTTAGAACATCCATTCTAGATATTTCACCTGCTTCATAAAGAGCTTTAGCTTTCATCATATAACCAGCATAGAGTTTTTTCATAAGTTCATGATGTAACTCTAAATATGTCATATCTTCTATTTCTGCTACTGCTACTTTTTGACCGCCCTTTTTAACTATTTTAGTTCCGCCTACTTCTCTTAGAAGCCCAGATTTAAACTTTTTCATTGCACCTTTAACCCAACCTTTTACATCAGTAGGATCGATAGGACCAAGAGTAGCTTGTAAACTTACAAGATCATCAGTAGGTTTAAATTCTTTACCTGCTAACTCTGCTGCTTGTTTAGCTTCAGCCGTTTTAACATCTAAATCATCCCATGTTTTTTCTACTTCACCCCACCTCCAATCAACTTGGTCAGGTGCTGTTTCGGCTAAAGATTTAGATTGAAGTTCTGGATTTACTGTAAAGTCTTCTGTTATACCAGCAGGGTAATGATCTGGTTTACCAATATCTTTATAACTATCTGCACGTTTCACCATAGATTCAGCTTGGCTTGATTTTTCATACATTGGACGTATATTACTTTCAAATTCATTAAATGAACGAAAACCAGCATTTCTTATTCCGCCATCAGGTGATACCATAGCATCTAGCATAGTATTTACATCATTTAGCTGCTTAGGTAATTTCTCAGTAGATTGTTCACCTAAAAAACGTGTGACAGAATCTGTGGTTTGTGGGGAGAATTTTAGTTCTTTCCCCACTTTATTTAATTTAGGTACAAAATCAGATAATGATTTAAAAACTTGACCTGCTGCTGCTTGTGTACCTTCTATAGCGAGTTTACCTAGTACGGCTGGTGCCATGAGTTACCTCCTACTTTATATTTCTCAAGAAGTTAGGATTAGTGACTGTTTTAATTTTCTTGTCAACCTTGTCCTGCTTGTTTTTCTTGTCCTTCTTCTCATCTTTTTTCTTCCTTCTTGCTGCCAGAAGTGCTGCACGTCTTGCTGCTGCTCTATTTTTGCGTGCTGCTTTACTAGAACCCATTACCCCTGCTGCACGCCTAGCTTTTAGACGACCTTTCTTTGTTTCTTTTTCTGCTGCTTTTTTGTCAGCTTTTTTCTTCTCTTGCTCTTTTTTGTACGCGTTAGTACCGGGAAGTGAACCTGAACCTAGTATGCTCATGATAAATAATTAAACGTGATGATGTACGATTTTGAGTTTGTTTTTCTTTTTAGCTTTTGCTAAATGTGGTTCGGCACGATTAGTCGAAGGATCTCCTAATCCATGTTTACCCTTACCATTTTTATTATGGGTAGCATCTAAGCCATCCCCTACTTTACCGCCTAGCTTGTCATCTAATTCACCAGCACGGTTTCTGATGTCTTTACCTTTCTTCGTCTTCATATAAGCAGTCTGTTGTTTCAGACGTCTTAGACGAGCAGGTTTGTTATTTCTATAGTATTCAGCGGTTGATCCCACTATAGAGCCTCCGATTTACAAGTTCTGGATCTACTTTTGGCATTATCCTATTTAACTTGTCTAACGGGTTACCATCATAGGCAACACCACTTACATCATTAGTTTTAAGCCAATCGCAGGCTGCTTTTAAGTCTTGAGTTGTTGCCTCGCCACTTTTGATTCTCGTTAGAAATTCTCTAGTGACGAGTCCATGCAACTCATTAAACTGTTGTTCTGTGGCTTTAGCCATTATGTTCTTCTAGGTTTTTTCTTAGCGGCTAGCTTCTTAGCGGCTAGCTTCTTAGCGACAGGCTTTTTAGAAGCAACTTTCTTAACTGTTGTTTTCTTCTGGACTAGAGGTGTTCCAGAACGTGTTTTCTTCTTCCCTTTTTCCTTGTCTATCATATCGATCATCTTCTGACGACCTGCTGGACTCAAGCTATCCCAACGACGCTCGAGATTTGTTTCTAATTGCTTTACGTTCATGATTTAGGAGAATAGTTTTTCCTTTACGATATCGAGAGCTTTATCATCAAGTTTATTATCAGTACGTTTTACATAAGCTCCTAGTACATCGACTAGTAACTGTTTAACGGAATCTGATTTAATAAAGGCGAGTAAGATAGGCTTGATTAATAAGGTCATTTTAGTGGACATGTGTTAGGTTTATGCCAAGGTTTATACCAAGGCTTAGGTGGTTCTTTACATTGAAGAACCTTTTTCTCTGCTTTTTTGTATGCAGCTATAGGGATTACATCACTGCAGAGATGGTATACCCGTGAACCGGGTAAAAGCATGAATCCTTTCTGTTGAAGTTTAGCACAGTTATCAATTCTAACTAACTCATAATTCAACTTCATCTTATCATGTTGCTGCTTTGCTATAGCTCTACATCTATTTAAACCTTCTCTATCTAAAGGCACCATAAAATTCACTTGGAATCCCCAGTTTTCTGCTACTGTGTAGCTCTGTTGATCCATTGCGTCATCAAATGGTGTCGTATGATTCCCCATATAGAATGGAGAGAAGGTCATTGTACTACCGTTACAACTTATGTTCGGCCCGTATACTTGACGGGAAGGGGCTCCGTTATTTTGGAATTGGACGGCTTGGTTTGTAACATTTCCTGTAGCTGCCGCAACAGGATTTGAAGTATTGTTGGTTTCTCCTTCTTCAGCATATGTTGGAATTCCTATTGAGAGAAGACTGATAATGATACCGTAGTAGAAGTAGTGTCGATTTCTCGTTCTATTACTTGTGTTTCTAACACTTGAGTTGCTGCCCTTGTTGTTACTTCTAACGTAAAGGGATCTCCAACTGTATGTATCGTGAAGACGGAATCTGAATCTACTATTCCTCCAGAGCTTGCTGAAGTATGAGTAATATTGTTTCCATCCCATGTATTTAACACGGACCCATATTTCGTGATAGTTATTTCCTCCACGATCTCTTGAGTTGTCGTTGTTGTTGAGTTCATCGACCCTTGGGTGAATTGAGGGGTCACGAGCTCTGCTCTTACTACCGAGGGGGATGCTAGTAGGAAGAGTAAAAGCCATTTTTTCATTCTTCCTTTTTCTTTACCATTGGACAATTGACGGGTGTATTGTTACCCTTTCCGCTTTTATTACCAGTGGTCAAGCCAAAAGTGGCTAATGCTCCCGTAAACACACTTGCCACGAACGTGATATCTGAGTTACCGGATTTCTTAACCATGGGCAGTTCCACATAGTTTAAAGTTATTATAAACCCGGACCACACCACAACACCCAATCTAACGAACGTACCGAGGATCTGAATCTGTTGTTCTTGATCTTCTATTCCGTCTTTGAGCTTTTTGATGAGTCCTTTTTTTTCTTCTGGTTTTCCTTCCATTTATTAACTTTAGCTTGTAGTTGCTTTTGAACTTTCTTTTTAATTGGTTCAAATAAAGATTGAGTAACAGAGGTGGTTGCCACTGCCACTACAGCTGTTGTTACAGCCGTTATTACTACCGCAGTTTCCGGTATTGGCATTTGAATATCAATGACCGGAATCTTTAGAGTAGGTGGTTCAGGTTGTTCTGTAGTTTCTTCTGGTTCTACCTCTTCAGGGGGCTCCAAATCAGCTGGGGGTACGATCATAGGTTTATAAGCCGGAACGTCCGCTGTAGGCTGTCTGAGGTACAGCTGAGGGATATCTAGAGCTTTGGGTAGGGTTACTCTAGGTATATCCATTTACGCTGCTACCTCCATTAACGTTAAAGTTGAAATAGGTACACTTGAATAGACAGCATCTGCGTTTGAAGCACTTCTATTTATATGGACAGTTATATCATTTGTATTATTATACCCAGCACCAATTTTATAAAATATCTCACTTGTAGTAGCAGGTGAATCTAAGAATGTACCAGTTACAGAGAATGCATTTTCATACTCATCATTAGTAGTCTCTTCGTTAGATGGTATTCCTTTTGTAATTCTAGTTCTATTACTTGTTGCTGCACCTATACCTACAGGTGTATCACTTGTTAAGGTTGAGGTGCTACTTGATCCTCTAAATATAGCTATTCCTCCATACCTCTCTTCAGCAGTAGCTGCAACATCATACATTATAAGAATCTTACTAGAACTAGCTGTAGGTGTTATAGCTAATACTAAACTAGTAACATGCTTCATATACTGCTGTGGAGTTGTAGAACTACCTGAGTTATTACACGAAGTGATATTCTGTTGGTCAGTTTTAGTTACTGATTTAACTTGTACTATACCTCCCGGACAATATAATTTCTTTTCAGGGATAGTCACCCCACCATCAGCAGCCAACACCATGTTAGCTGTACCTGAATTACTCCCATGAGTAATATTCGTTGTTTTTAATGTACTCATATTATACCTCCTTATAGATTTCTACAATGGTGTAAATCTGTGATCCACTAAAACTATTACCTTGTCCCAATTCATTACCTGCACTACCACCTGATTCAAAATTATGTTCAATTCTATATTCTGTTGAACCTGAAGGAGTCACTCTACCAAAACCTAGTGAATTGGTACTTGTAGTATCGGATGAATGAGCTCGCATTGATTGGGAATAGGAAATAACTGCAGTATTAGTTACATCATATAATCTTGATTGGTTTCTGCTAACTTGATGAGCAGGTGCCGACCATTTTATTAAATAGCTACCTGCTCCTAAAGTAAATTTATTACTTGATATAGAAACTATTCCGTCTGGATCAGCTATCTCTGTATTTAAATCTCTAACATTCCACGTGCTAGTACTACCGCCTCCTCCATCAGTTCCACTTGATTTACTATCGCAAATAATTGCATAACTGGAGAATAGACCAGCAGTTGCAAATGCAAGCTGACCTGACGCATTTGTAGTTATAGCTTGCCCTGAGCTGCCATCAGCTACAGGTAAGTTAAATGTTATATCTGCACCAGCTGTTGTACTAGCAGGAGCATCAATTGACACGCTCCCTGATGAGGAGCCGTTTAGTTTTAATGTCATCCTGCTATCTCCATTGCTATTAGTTCAGATGATCCGGGATTACCGTCATATGAAGGAAACTCAAAAGCACCAGATCCAAATTGTTTAGTGTAAATTTTATATAGGAGTGCCGACGTTGAACTTGGACTGTCATAGTGCATAAAGGATGATGAAACCATTAGTCTTGACTGCTGTCCATAACAAAGCATTTTTCCTTCTGACGAGTGACCTATGTTTGTACTATCTCTATAAAGTGTGAGATAAACACCATTACCACTTCCATTAGTATTAACATCAACACTCGCTAAAATAAGTATTTTACTACTTGTAGCAGAGGGTGTAATAGTGACTGCTACATCTGAGGCAGTCCAACTTGTAGTAGTGTTAGAAACTCGATCTGTAGATTGAGCAACAACTGTTTGTAGTATTTTTCCTGTATTTGATACTGCTCCTGATGCAAGTGTACCTGCGTCTACCGTTCCATCAGGTAGACCACCTACGGATAAACCTGTTACGGTACCGCTTCCATTTATTACTATAGGCATTATACTATTGTCCAAGTTTCGCCAGCACCTACAGTTACCGTGACTGAATTATTTATAGTCACAGGACCAAAGGTTCCAGCGTTGTAATTGTTTGTTATGGTGTAATTCTGAGTTACGGTTTGACCATTCTCCCAGAATATTTTATCTGAACCAGCACCTGTAGCACCAGCTGCAGCATCTCCCCATGAGATATCTGTACCATCAGATACTATTG